AACGGAAAACCGTCAAACGGAAGGGCTATCGAATCACGTTCTACGATCATGGCTATGCCGAGGGAGCCGAGTCGTGCTCAAGGTACATTCCCGAGGATTCGCCTGCCGTGTTGCTCGATTGTTAAAATTATGCTAAATTAATAAGATGAAAAATATGTCAGGTAATGATTTAACAATCAAATGGATAGCACAAAACGTCGCTGTCGATCAGCTCAAGCCGTTCGAGAAAAACCCGAGGAAAATCAGCACGCAGGACTTCGAGAACCTGAAACGCAGCCTGAAGGAAGACGGATATCACCAGCGGATCCTGTGCACGCCCGACCTGCGCGTCATCGGCGGACACCAGAGGATCAAGGCCCTGAAGGAACTCGGCTATGGTTCGACTCTCATAGCGTGCGAAAAAACAGGCCGCGTCTGTTATGGCATGGAACTATCCCCGCAATATGTCGACGTGATAATCAACCGATGGCAGAATTTCACAGGCCTTAAAGCAGTGCGCGAGGAGCGAGCAGCAGCATGACCGACGAACCAGAAATCCCCGAGGAAACCGAAGAGGAAAAAAAATACAAGCGCGGGGAACATCCTAACGCCCGGGCGCATCAGTTCGGCGGCGAGGCTGCTAACCCGCAATCGCAGAACGCCGGCGCAACCAAGCCGTGGTCGTATCGCAACGCCGCCCGGTATATCTCGGCCCAGCGCGTGGACATGACCGACCCGAAAGCGATCGGAAAGCTCGTGCCGAAAAACCCGACGGTCGCCGAGCTGATCATCGCGAACACCGTGGCGAAGGCATCCAAGGGCGATATGCGCGCGGTCGAATACCTGACGGAGCAGGTCGACGGGAAGGTCGCGCAGACGAATATCAACGCGGAATTCGCGCAAATCATGAACATGACGGACGAGCAAATTGATGAAGAACTCGATCGATATTACCAAGCCCGCGGGGCCAATGCTCCCGAACCGAGCCCTCCTTCTGGTGAAAGTGAAGGAAGCCCGGGCGATAGCACGCCAGCAGCTGGCGGATAAACGCGCGGCACTCGGCAGGCCGCCGGTATTGCCTGCCTACGAATTCCTATACCTGAATTACATGCCCGGGACGAATATCCCGATCAGGTTCAAGGTCCCGAAAGGCGGCCGCGGGAAGGGCGCCAGCTGGGCGATCGCTGACCGCCTGCTCGAGAAGGCACATACCCAGCCCGGGTTATGCCTGTGCACACGCGAGCTCCAGAAGTCGATCGCCGACTCCGTACACCGGCTGCTCGTAAACCGGATTAACGCGCTCGGCTGGGCGGAGTTTTTCCACGTTACGGTCAACCGGATCCGCAATCATATAACCGGCTATGAATTCATATTCCAAGGCATGAACGACCTGACCGTCGACACCGTGCGGTCGATGGAAGGCATAACCGACGTCTGGCTGGCCGAGGCGGAAAACACGGGCGCGCGCACGTGGCAGGTGCTCGAGCCGACGATCCGAACCGAAGGATCCACGCTATACGTCGATTATAACCCCGACGCCGAGAGCTCGCCGACGAACGTTAAATTCACGGTCGAATGCCCGGACAATGCGATCGTCCGGCATCTGACGTACAAGGACAACCCGTATTTCCCGGAGGTCCTCGAGAAGCTGCGAGAGCAATCGCTGCAGCGCATCGAGAACGCGCCGACGCCAGAGGCCCGGGAGCAGGCGCAGCTGGATTATAATCACGTCTGGCTGGGCGCGACACGAAAGGTTAACAAGGCGTCGATCTTCGGGCACAAGCACATCGTCGAGGAATTCGACCCGCTGAAGGATCCCGGCACATGGGACGGGCCATACGACGGCGCCGACTGGGGATTCTCGAACGACCCGACGGTCAGGATTCGGCTGTGGATCCACACGAGGCTGAACGGCAGGAAACGCCTGTGCATCGAGCGCGAGGCGTATGGCCTGCACGTCGAGATCAAGGACCTTCCGGCGATGTTCGACGTGTTCCCGGACAGCCGGAAGGTTAAGATCCGCGGCGACAATGCCCGGCCGGAGACGATCAGCCACATGAAGGGCTCGGGGTTTAATATCATCGCGGCTGACAAATGGAAGGGCTCGGTCGAGGACGGGATCGAACACATGGGCGGCGCGTATGACGTGATCGTCTGTCACCCGCGTTGCGTGTACACCGCTAAGGAGCTGATCCTGTACTCGTTCAAACTCGACCGTTTGACCCAAGAGGTTACAACCGATATAGTTGATGCTAACAACCATTGCATGGACGCCTGTCGATACGCACTTGATCCGGTAATCCAACGCAAGAAAGGCGGATATTTCTTTGCTTAGCAGATTCTTCGGCCGGAAGACCACCGCCTCCCCTTCAGAGCCCGCCGCGACAGTCCGCGACGGATTCTTCTCGACGAACACGGTCCTGCAGTCGCCGAATAACCGTATCTCGCTATGGAAACGTCAGCAGGCCGCGATGGCCGTTACCTTCCAGCGGGGGATTGATTCGCTGAAGCCCGTGGACGCGGCCGGCAATGCCGCCCCCAGCGAGCTCGATTTCGCCATGGACGAAGCCTACCCGGATCTGACGCAGGCGAAGCTGCAGAACTCCCGCGGGGGATACCTGCCGATAGCACAGCTCGAGTGGTTCGCGAATCAGGGCTTCATCGGCTGGCAGATGTGCGCCGTGCTATCCCAGAACTGGCTGATCGATAAATGCTGCGGCGTGCCGGCGAAGGATGCCGTGCGCAAGGGGTACGACATACCGCTTAATAACGGGGAAAAGCTGGACCCGAAGGTCATGCAGGCGATCCGCGAGGGTGACAAGCGCCGGAACATAAAAGGTAAAATGCGGACGTTCGCTAAGAAGGGCGCGATCTTCGGGATCCGCCATGCGCTGTTTATGATCGACGGCATCGATTATGAACTGCCGTTTAATCCGGACGGAATCCGCCCGGGAAGCTACAAAGGGATCACGCAGATCGATCCTTACTGGATAGCGCCGGAGCTGGACAGGAACGCCGCGGCGAATCCCGCCTCGCCCGAGTTTTATAACCCGACATGGTGGCGCGTGCAGGGTCGGCGTGTCCATCGCTCGCACTTCGTGATCATGCGCAACGGCGACGACGTGGTGGACATCCTGAAGCCCGCGTATTATTACGGCGGGATCCCAGTCCCCCAGAAGATTTTCGAGCGCGTATATGCGGCCGACCGGACGGCGAATGAAAGCCCGGCGCTGCTGTTATCGAAGCGCCTGCTCACACTGAAGACCGACACGACCAAGATATTCGGGCCCGACTCGCAGTTCAACACGCAGATGGAGCTGACGGCTCAATACCGCAATAACTTCGGCCTGCAGGTGATCGGAACCGAGGAAGAGGTCAATCAGTTCGAGACCAGCCTGACCGAGCTCAACGAGACGATTTATACCCAGTATGCGCTGGTCTGCGCGGCCGCGAATGTCCCGGTCACGAAGATCATGGGCACGCCGCCGAAGGGCATGGACGCGACCGGCGAATACGACGAATCGAATTATCACGAGGAGCTGGAGTCGATCCAGACGGATATCATGCAGCCGCTGCTCGAGCGCCATCACCTATGCCAGATGCGCAGCGACATCGCGCCGAAGTTCGGAATCGCCCCGCTGGAGACCGAGGTTTCGTGGCGGCCGCTCGATAGCTATACGACGAAAGAAAAAGCGGAGATCAACAAAACCAAGGCCGACACGGCGAAAACCTATGCGGATATCGGCGCGATCGACGGCACGGACGTCCGCCAGTCGATCATCGAGGATCCGGACTCGGGTTATAACGGGCTCGATCCGATTGTGCCCGGTGGGCCCGGCGACCGGGAACATGAACAGGAAGTGGCGGAGCAGCTGCTCGAGAACTCGAACGCGCCTTCCGAATCGAAGGGCGAGAAAAAACAGCAGGCGATGGACGAGGGCGAGTCGGCCGGCGTGCGCGACCAGATCGCCGGAGCTTATTCACCATCGCCCGGGAGATAACGATGCCCGTCAAGCTCACGCGACGGAAACAGAAATGGGCAGGACAGCGGAAACCCGATATTATCCGCGGCGACCCGCTATCAACACCCACCAGCCTCGAGATGCGTTATATACAACGGCTTCAGCGCATGGTCTACGCGATGACCGAGCAGGTGGAATCCGAGCTCGGTCAGTTCTTCCGCGGCGAGACAGCCCGGGAGTATTTCGCGCAGGACGAATCGGTGGCGTCGCAGGCGCGCATCCTGATGAACGCCATGATGGGGAAATTTAACCAGCAGTTCGCCGAGATGTCCAAAACGATCGCCGAGCAGCAGGTCGCGGCCGTCAGCAAGGCCTCGAGCTCGGCCCTCCATGGTAGCCTCCAGAAACTGACGGGCGGGATGTCGCTGAAGACGACGACGCTCGCCGGCGACATCAGCGAAGTCGCGACCGCATCGATCGCCGAGAACGTCGGGCTGATAAAATCGATCAGCCAGAAATACCTGTCGGGGGTACAAGGGGCGGTCATGCGCTCGGTCACGACCGGCCGCGGGCTGGCCGACCTTGTGCCGTACCTCGAGAAGTCGAAGGAGATCACCGCCCGGCGCGCGAAGTTCATCGCGCAGGATCAGACCCGAAAAGCCTATTCGAGCATAAACAAGGCGCGCATGGAAAGGGTCGGGCTCACGAAAGGCGGCTGGTTACACACCGGCGGATCCTCGCACCCCCGGAAATCGCATCAGGCGTTTAACCAGCAGACGTTCGAGCTGGCCAAAGGCATGTGGGATCCGGATGCGAAACAGTATGTCTGGCCGGGCAGCCTGCCGGGATGCCGCTGCCGGTATTTCACCGTCCTCGAATTCGGGGATGACGAATAGCCGGGATTGCGTTAAAATAGGGGATAACGAGGGCTGGGAAATGTCGAAATATTACATCGAATTCAACATTGCCAAGGACAAGAAAAGCATCCAGACGGTGACGTGCAATCTGGATTCTGAGGTTGTTATCGATATGGAAAAGCAGATGGATGTCTCGCTGTGCCAGCATCCGCTTTACCCGGCACTCGAGAGATATGTTTTGGCGAATCCGTCGCCTAAAATACTGGATGAAAGCACGGGGAAACACTGATGGCGCAGGCAGGCATGGCATCGACGGACAGTGCTAGGGAAACAGACAGAAACGGCTATGTGATGATCTACGACAATCCGATCACACGCGCCGGGGTATTTCAATACATGGGTAAATCCCTGCCTGACGCCGATCCGTCGAAGGTCTATAACGTATATCGCCCGCTCGAGGAACTAATGAACCCCGAGACGCTGGAATCGTTCAAGGGCCTGCCGATAATCAACGATCACGAGATGCTCGGTGAACGCTATCAAAGATCGCCGGAAGAGCGTGGAGTTCATGGCTCGATTTTGGAATCCATAGCGGTAAAAGGGCGCGATATTGTAGCCAATTTGCGCATCTGGTCGAAAACGCTGAAAGCCTTGATAGATCAGGGTAAGAAGGGTCTCAGCCTCGGTTACAATTGCAAGTGGGAAAAAAGTTCTGGCGTATTCGAGGGGATACGGTACGATTATATACAGAGGAACATACGCGGTAATCACCTCGCGCTCGTAAATCAGGGGCGAAGTGGAACGGCGGTTCTGGATCAATACGACGTGCTGGATGAATTCGATCTGGTATTCGATAAACAGGAGATTGACATGGCCGACGAAGAGAAAAAACCGGAAGAGAAAAAAGAAGAAACCAAGACCGAAACCTCTCCGGGCGGCGAAAAGAAATCCGAGCTCAGCGTGAAAGAGCTGCACGCGATTGTCGCGAAGCACATGCCCATGATCAAAGAAATCATGACTCATATGGAGCAGGAGGGCGAAGAAAAAGACGAGCAGGCCCTCGATGGCGACACGAAAGAAAAGTCGGGCGATCAGGCTCTCGACAAGGAAGAGAAAGACGAGAAAAAGGATAAAGCTATGGACGCAGCAGACGTCGAACGGATTGTCAGTGCGCGCTTGAAAGGCGCGACCAAGAGCATTATGGCCGACGTCACCAAGCGCGACGATCTGGCGAAACGCCTGACCCCGCTGCTCGGGACCTTCGATTACGCCGCGATGGACAGCGATGACGTCGCTGCCTACGGCATCAAGAAACTCGAGCTTCAGGCCGAAAAAGGTCACGAGGCCGCGGTTTTAACCGGCTATCTGTCAGGCATCGAAAAAGGCAAGAGCGCGAGCTCCGTCGGTTTCGC